CCCGAACAGCAATAAGGGCTTTTTTGAAATAATAATCCATTACAGCTTGCTTACCTATCGTGGAAGCTGTTCCAGCAGGCGTAGCATTCTGGCTAGGAGTATTATATAAAGTTTCGTTAGCCATTTTCGTATCCTATTTAATAGTGATTAAATTTACCGATTAGCATACTTCTTCATAAAATCATCATCTGATAAACCTAAAAAATTATCATCAGTTGTTGATTTTTGTGTAGTAGTCTGCTTGACCGGTGCTACTGCTTTTCGTTGTTTATTACGATCAGCATTAGCTTGTGATTTGTCAGTTTTACTCGATACTTTGGGCGTTCCCTGATTATTATCAGACGTTTGTTGAAGAAAACCATTTTGATGCATGTGCTCAGCAATTTGTCTATACGCATCTACATCAGGAACACCAGCTAATTTGCCTAATGTCTTTTCCTGTTGCATTACCGCATTAACTTTATCAAATACACCGTTACCCATATGAGCATTAATTATGCTAATAATTTCAGGATAATCTGAAATAGTAGCTTTACTCTTAGGGTCCCACTCTTTAGTTAAAACATTAATAGTTTTATTAAAAGTATCAGTATCTTTGATTTCATCGAGTACAGCATCTAAATTGTATTCTTTATCAGTAACAGAATAATCTGTCGGCTGATAATCTGTAGGAACATCCTTGTCAATATCTAAAGGATCTATATCACTTTCTTCTATAAGCTTAGCGATAGCTTTGGGGTTCTTTTTGGATAAATCAATTAGATTATGTAATTTCGCTTCGTTAAGAAGCTCATTTTTCTCTAACATCTTAATTAACTTCAGATTAGGCTTTAACTGCGCCATCTTCTTCTGATAATTAGCACCCATCTGCATTAGACGGACAATATCCTCAGGATCCTTAACTTGCATATCAATGCCATTGGCTTTGAAAGGTTCAGATACCTTTTTATACGCACTTTCGTAATCAAACTCTTTTGTTTCCGGAGTATCCCCCTTTGTGTCAGTTGAGTTTTTTTTACTAGTATCAAGAGATTCTGTCGTATCACTATCAGTAGAAGTTTCAGGCTCCGTCTGGGTATCCCCTTCAGGTTGGCTTACTTCTTCTTCGTTAGTTATATCTTCAGTTTGCTCCTGTGCATTACTATCCTCTTCTGTGTTAGTAGAGGGTGTATCCTTATCCTCATCAGGTTGATCTGATGATTCAATTTCTTGATTAGTTTGTTCTTCTGTGTCTGAAGTGTTTTCTTCAGCTAAAAGCTCAGAAGGATCTTTCTCTAAAAATTCTGCGTCAGATAAACCTAAAGAAGTTTGAGTCATGCGGATATCTCCTCAGCTAAAATTTCTTCACGAGTTTCTTCGTGTTCTCCTATAGCGACATCCATTTCAGCACCACGTCTCATAACGGATTCAATAAAATTAGCTAAAGCTCCAATACCATATTGCATGTTATCAATTATTTTCATTTGTTCAGGAGTAAGAGAAGCACTCTTAGCCATAACTAATCTAGCTGCTTCTTCTTTAAAATATCCTTCTGTAATAACATCTTTAAATGGTTCACTCTCTGTTAATTTAACACAAGTGTCTCTCATTGTTCGTAATTTTTGGGCCATTTCAATTTGAATTTCAACTTGCTCGATTTCTTTCATATAACTCCTTGTGATTAGTTAATACAAACAACTCCTTACTGCTTATTTAACGTATCAAAGGCTGCTTTGTCAAGAGTAGATAATCTATCATGTTCTTTTTGTTCCATATTAGAGTTTCTATCGTACTCTTTACTTTCCATATTTTGAGCGTGTTTTTGCTCAGCTGTCTGTGTATCTCGTGCGTTAGCTACTCCAGATTCCTTTTCAACAAAATCAAGGTCAGATAAATCAGAACCGCTATGCATACTTCTTGCTTTAGCTTGTTCTGTTTCAGTTTTAGCTGTTTTAAGAGCTACATCTACTTCATTCTCACGACCCTTAGCAGTTTCATTAGCTACTTGAGCTTGTAATAGTGCAAGTTCAAGTTGAGCTTTCTGTTGTGCCATCGGATCAGGTTGAGGTTGATACTCAGTAATACGTTTAGCTAAATCAGGCATTTTGCGTAATTTAGCGATATCAGCTAAGATCATAAAACTCATTTCTGGGGGCATAGTATTACCCATAGTTTGTAGCATAAAAGCTAACTCACTAGCTTTTTGCTCATCCGCTTCAGCAGTAGAAATATTAAGCTTAATATCATATTTGCCACCTAAGTCATTGCGGTTAATTGCTACAAATTCTTCATTAGTGATGCGAACAATTTCTTCATCCTCTAAGAATTCTGAATTCATAGAAATAACTTTACGTCCAATTTGGTTTAACCCATTAGACAATCTGCGTAAAATACCTAGCTCCCGTTTAGATGTAGCATCAAGTGCTGATCTAATACCAGTAGCTGTAGCTCCTAAAGCTTGTCCTGAAATACCTTGAGTAAATGCTTTAACACCTGTTAATGCTTCAGCATCGTTATTCTGCATGTTTAATACTTCAAGAGCAGATCGTGGAATCTCAGGGTATACTTCCATATGAAATGCTTGTTTAGGGTCTACATTAGCATTAAACTTGTAATCTTCACCTCGTTCAAATTTACGAGCATTAGTTACATCAAGGGCATCTTTTCTAATACCTTGTTGCCCACTAGCGCTACGGCCAATAATGTCGATAATGCCACGAGTAACAGCACCCACGATCTTTTGATTATCTTCGATAAGAGCTGCATCTGGTTCTCCGTATATATTTTTACGTCTAGGTAGGTATTGAACTAATACAAAAGGAAGTTTCTTATCTGGGTAAGGATTTTCTTCTAATCTAATAAAAGTACTACCTACCCAAGTAGCTACAAAAGGTTTAACCTCCCCGGTATCATCAATATCCCAATATCCCCAGTATTCACGAGCAATAACTTTCTTACGTGCTTTATCTTTAAATGTAAAAGAATCATCATCTGAATTAACTGCATGATCTGGTTCAGATAATACTGAAGCACTTTCAAAGTTAATATCGTCAAGGTTTTTATATCGTCCATCTTTTTTAAGTTCTGATAAAGAAGTTTCAAAACTATAAATAGCAAAATTAGCTTTTTCTATATCCCCTTCACAAGTAGGATCTAATACTAAATTGTTATAATCACATACTGTTAATACTGGTTGATTTTTAGTAGTAATAGTTTTTGTTTTTGCTCTTTCACCAGTTTTAACTTCTTGTTGCATAGGTTGCCCATCCGGGCCCGCAACTACTTGTACTTCCATTATATCTTCATACACTTTACGTTTATCTTCTTCAAACTCCCAACCTACACGTACAACTACAGTTCCTTCATCTACAGCTGTACGAATGTAGTTATCAATAAAACTTACTTTATCCATACGGCAGTTAAGCTGGTAATTTAATAACATACCATTTTGTACTGCTGCTTCTTTATCTTCAAAAGTTTGAGGAGAAGTATTAAATAAATCATCTGTAGATAGGAATGGTTCTGATAAAGCGGCGTAACGCCATTCAGCTTGTTTACGCGCTAATCGAGGTACGAGTTTAGAACGACCTCTCTTTGCATTAATTGTTTGATCTCCATCAAGTACTCTTAACCAAGCATCTACTTCATCAGTATGAACTTGATGAGCTACTCGAGCAGAATCATGATCTGCTTTAAGGTCTGCAAGACTAGGTGGATTTTTCCAATCTACTAAACTAGCAGCATCTGTTACAGTTACATCTAAATTAGGGTCGTCTACATGACTCATATTTTATTACCTAGTTATATTAAGCTTACAGCTTATGAGGTATTCCCAGCTCTTTCTATATGTGTGTCAAAGCTACTGTACTGTGTTTTAAGATAGTTATCAACTTTGTATATCTTAAGCCCCTGTAGTGTATCATGATAAATTAAATAATTTTTAAATAAAGGATTTGTTAACCCTATAGGCACAGAACAGTATATATCATCTCCTTGCACTATCTCAGATACAAAATACTTCCATATTTTAGCAAAATGCATTTTAGATACTATATCAGGAGCAATAAATAACCCTGCTATCATATAGCCATTCAAAACACGATTAAATCTATAAAATAAAACAGCTTCTCCTTCTTGTATTAAACTACTGTGTGCAAATATCATTCTAAGGTGCTTCCTTGTGAAAAATAATCAACAGTTTTTTTGGTGAATATTTGTTTTGCTTCTGTATACGAATATGTTTTAGTAGCTTCAACCGTAACAAATTCTTTTATTGCTTGAATAGTTAAGTTTCCTTTTTTAGTAAAATCTTGTAGTTTAGGTTCAGGAATACCAAATAGATGAGTTAACCACACAAAAAATACTATAATACTTAAACTATCTAAATCATTCATATTCAAACTAGTATCCATGGATATAATAGGAATATAGTCCTCTTCATCTACATCTAGTTTACAAAGTAGATTAACAACATTTAAAAATTCTTTATCTGTAAAATTAAATTTATCTAAATTCATAACTATATAACATATACCAAAAATTTGTGTAAACTGCAACTTAAGACTATAGAGCTACTATTAAAGGATCTACATGTTATCAGAAGTTAAAATATATAGATTAAACAAAAAAACTAAAAAGCTTGAGTACTATACTACAATATCAAAAAAACAAGTAAAATTAACCTTTGATAAAAAACTAGAACAAAGCAGAGCGTATTATAACACTAGCTCAGCAACAAACTTTACAGTTCCTAAGAAAAAAACCTATCCTAACCACAGTGGTAATACAGCTCCAAGTAAATACGCCCCAAGAGCTACTAAAAAAACATGCAACATGTGTAACAAGAAATACTACGCAACTAATAAAAGAAACACTAAATTTTGTAGTCAAAAATGTGGTAGAAATATGTCAAACGAATATAAAAAGGAGAGAGACCGTGTTAAAAGAAACAAACCCTAAAGATGCAATAGGGACTAAAAAACCTAGATTTTATTCAGGATTACCTGCTAATGTGACTAAAGAAGTCAGTATCGGAATGATGGAAGGAGCTATGAAATATGGGCGGCATAACTATCGTATATCAGGAGTTCGTGCTAGTGTATATATCGATGCCGCTATAGGGCATCTATTTGATTATTGGGAAGGTCAAGACATTGACCCAGATAGCGATCTTCATCATATAACTAAAGCTATAGCGTCTTTATATGTACTAAGAGATGCTCAATTACAAAATATGTGTAAAGATGATCGTCCACCTAAATCAGATGTTGAAGGGCATAAAGCCTATCTACAAGTTGTAGTAGATAAATTATTTAAAAAATATCCTAAGGAGACTTCATGAACCCCTATTTAACAAACAAAGATAGATTAGTAAATATCGTAGCTAAAACAGTAAAGATTCCATTAACAAAATCAGAAGAGAGCGTGGACGCTATTTTAAATTGTATGAAACAAGGCCTAAATGAAGATGGCTATTTAACTATTCGAAAGTTTGGGTATTTTCAAACTAAAAATAAGAAAGCACGAATGGGGCGTAATCCTAAAACAGGTGAATCGGCGGTTATTACAGCCCGAAGAGTGGCTACTTTTAGACCGTATAAACCATTAAAACAAGAGGTAAATAAATAACATGGGAGATCTAACAGATAATTTTAGTAGAGCTGAATACGCCTGTAAATGTGGATGTGGAAAAGATAATATTAAAGATGAACTAGCTATAAAAGTGCAACAAGTTAGAGATATCTTAGGTAGATCTATAACTATAAATAGTGGGATTAGGTGCAGTAATCATAATAGTGCAATTAATGCAACACCTACATCTAGTCATATAGAAGGATGGGCTGCTGATTTAGCATACAACGGAGCCTCAAATAGGTATGAGCTACTGCATGCTGCTATGCAAGTCTTTGACAGGGTTGGGATTGCAAAGACTTTTATACACGTAGATGTAGATGCTAACAAGACTGCCGGTGTAGTTTGGATGTATTCTTAATTAATGCATTCTTGACATTGCTATAACATAAAAACTTGCTAATAATACAAACACAGCTACTGATCCTCCCATAATCCAAAGAAACA